CATCAAGCCCCTTGGCCTCAATGTGAGGATTGGTTGATATGGCCACGAATACAGTGACAGCGATACTCGTCGCGAGTGACGGAACGAATATCCCCTTCAAAGAAGAAATCGCAGAGGGCACAGAAGCCACCCTCGGCACAGATGTCATCTATACATCGACTCAACAGAACGTAGGCGACTACGGCCTAGGAAAGACCATCACTCACGGACTCGTACAGTTTGCTAACGGCTTTCAATACGCCTACATTCTCAGGCAGGGAGTCGTTGCCGCCGTTATTCCGTGTTGCGTGAACGGGGCCTCGACTGCAACCCCCCGCCTTTGGGCACCGTTGACTTTGCAGGCCGGAGATTTGCTTCGCGTAATGAACCAGACCGCCGCGGATCGCGGGGCCGCCCTCTGTTATGTGACCAACCGCGGTGTTCAGCGCATCGCGACTGTCACCCCTACTGGAGGGGCCACCAATGCCTTGACGGATTTGCAGACGGGCTTGAGCATTGGAAGCACCGTACAATCACAGACTTTGGTTTCCGCTTGGTTCACTAGCGTTGACTCCGGCCTCATCGAGAGCCCCGGCGCAGTCATCGTTGATGCTCTTGGAAACGTCGTTGGCTCCGTGACCAATACCGACCCCGCCACTCAACAAGCAGTGGCTTCGGATGTGAATGCCCCGGTGAACTTGAACTTCGTCGCTCAATACTTGACTTCCGCCTGAGGTGCAGGGCTATGGCGATTTCAAAGAGAGCAAAGGCGCGTTTGAGATTAATGAACGCATCAGAGAAGGCAGCGGTCAGGAAATCCGCGAAACTTCTCTTTGATACCGAGTTAATGGGCGTCAAGCGTATGCGCGAAATAGTGAGATGGACAGAGAAGTTCATCGGCAAGCAGCGGTGACAGGATGCCGCTTCCAGATGCCCCGGCGCAGTCGCCTAGAGTCTACAAACTACTCAAGAACACGACGCTTGAGAACCTCACAGCGGATAATCTGTCAGATGTAGCCGATCCCATCAGTATTGAAATGCTGAATGAAGATGAGTTGCGTAGGGTTTGTCTTGTCGCTTTCGCGCGCATGGTGACTAAGGGCTCCTTCGATGGGTGGTTGTAATGCCTCTACCTGATGCAATCAAGCGTTCTCCTAGGGTCTATACCCTCCTTCAGAACCAAGATTTGGAGAATGTCTCTGCTGATACGCTAGCAGATGTAGCCGATCCCATAGCCATCGAGGAACAGAATGAGGATGAACTGAGAAGGATTTGCCTCGTTGCGTTCGCTAGGATGGTGACTAAGGGCTCCTTCGATGGCTGGTTGTCTGGGGGAGGCACCCAGTACGCCCTAGAACCCATCGACGCTTCCCAGTTGACGACGTACAACTATTTTGTACCGTGGGGTCGGGATCGCTCTCTAAGCAGCAGCGCAGCCAGCGCCAACATGGAAGACAAAGCGGTATTCCGTCGCTTCATCGCACCTTTGACGGGCACCATGGGTGATATGATCGTCCGCACTGAAGCAACCAATTCGGGAAAGGATGACTGCAAGGTTGCGATCTACTCGACAACCAACGGACTTCCGGGGACCAGAATCGGTGACATCTCCATCGATGTCAATGGCGGCGCTGCCCTATACACCTCTTCGAGTTGGGCGACTGCTCCAGATTTGACCATCGGCGAAACCTACTGGATCGGGATGGTTCCAGAAGGTTCGACCAAACCCGCGATAACGATGGCGGCGCAGGCACTCTATCTCGAACTCGGCTACACGCATTACCCCGGCACTGGTTATGCGATCTTCTACAACAACGGAGGAGACCAATACGATCTGCCCTCGACTATCACCGATTCTGAACTCGCAGGAAACAGTTCGATGGGTGTTCCAATCTGGGGTTTCAAGTATGCGTAGAGTAATCACGGAACACTTCGCCGATGACCGCGAGGACCTCGAGCATACTCGCGACGTATCTTGGTCCGAGGTCCGTCAGGCAAGGAACGCAGCCCTTGAGGCATGCGACTGGCGCGCGCTGAAAGATGTGACACTGACAACCGCATGGCGTGATTTTCGATCAGCATTGAGAGATCTCCCGCAGGATTTCCCAGACTCCGCAAACGACGCATGTGACAACTGGCCGGTGATGCCCGATGAGTGAACTCAGCGAGAAGGCCAAAGAAATGGTCATGGAAAATGGCATGGCTTTTTTGTTCGGATGGATCCTCGGAATGGGCTTAGGGCAGGTATTGTGGGACTCCATAACCGGGGTGCTTTGATGTCGAAACGACGTCCCGATAAGGTGGTAGAATTTCGCATTTCGATGCAGGATTATGAACGTGAAATGTTCAGTTCGGCAATCGGAGCCTATCAGATGAATCGGATAATGACTCCGATAGTGACTTTGATGAATGACGTGACAGGGATGATTGTATTCTTGACCATTCTCGCCGCTGTCGGTGTCACTGGTGTGACCTTCACCTTCCTAACTGCCATGTTGACCGCTGACTCAGGAATAGAGGCCGTCGTAGACCAGTTCACCACCCAGAGAGAACAGGCGATAGCCGCGGGCGCGACAGTCGGTGTATTCGGGCTTTCAAGCCCAATCACGGCTCAAATCCTCTCTATGTTCGGTTTGACCCCTCAAGAACCATGAACATGATGCCAAAGAGTGGGGGGTAGCGGCTACGATTTGGGGCCGTCGGTCCTTCTTCTCTTCTTCATAGCACGATTCCCACCAAAGGTGAACGCCTCTATGCACAAGGCACATGCCGCCCACGAAACGGCTCCCGTGGGTTCGCCACAATTCCAACATTTTCGTTCACTCACATTCCAACATTTTCGTTCACTCACTCGCCCGCCTCGATCTTCAAAGTCTTGATGTCTCTTTCCAATTCCCGAATGTATCTCTCTCTCGTGGCTACCTGCTGCCATAGCCCCTGAAGGTTGCCGGGGCCGTTGTCCTCATAGAAGACGATGGCCGCACTGGTGTTGGCGCTCTTCTGCCGGGAGGGCCAGCGGGATCGTATCTCGTAAGCTGCTTCTGTTAGGGTCGCTGAGATTAGGTGCATTCAATCACTCCCGTCTAGTCGGTATTTAGAATCTGAACATTCTGGATTCACACAATAGGGTTCAATTCCCATTATGAATCCTGTGTTGGCAAACATCAAACTGTTCTTTTTGCAGGTAGGACAGATTCCACTCATTCAACTCACCAGATACATGAACGGGTTTCCCCCCGGGGGAAGCTCTCGGCAGATGGTCGATTTGCAGATCCCTTTGAATGCGACCCCATCCTTACCGGGGATGATCTCGGCGTCTGGAACTCTCTCTCCACAATTCATGCAGGGTGGGCCATCATCGATCCAGTCGGAGATGTCAGCCATCAAGTCGCCTCCTTCAGGAAGACGTCTAGGAGCCTCCGGCAGTGGGGACAGGGGATAGTTACCTCAAACGTCCTTGAACTGCGTGGAGTGTCGTCTATGGGCTTCATGCGTCCACCCACCACGACACCCCCTGTTGCATTAGCTTCCATTGTGCGATTGCACATGACCGACAATACTTCTGACCAGCATATCCTCCTTCATTGAGGCAGTACAGAACGCATCTTTCCTTTCCGCAAGCATGGCAAGATTCTTTTGAGAAGATGTAGTCGTCAAGCGCGGACTTGAACGACTTCATTCAATCACCCCTGAGCATCTACTACAATGACTCATGGGCCCGGTCATGATGTGGACCGGGTTCTCTCTCGTACCGCACTTTATTCCGCAATTTCTACAATTCATTTTATCACCTGTGGAGAGTCGGGTCACCTCGATGCCGGCTAAGTGGATGAACTCATTTGGTTTCGTTCCCCGACCCTCCACTTGATGGGAGCGGCCTAGAGTATATTATAGGGCCGGTTGTTGAAGTCATGGCTTCTGGGGCTCCGCCCCATCAGCAACACCCCCTCCCGCCGGCAATGACTAGCCCACTTCAGCCACCGACTATCAAGATTCTCTAGTATTTTGAGTGAATTCGGATCGTGAAGACAGGTTGATAGACGGTCGGCTCCCGGTTGATGAACATGGTAGATGAGATAACCCTGTTAATCGCCCTTGGAAC